GCTTCTTCTTTATAGAAGGCATCAAAGAAAACTTAGTTTTCTTTGGAAATAATACGTGACACTCGGTAAGAAGCGTCGAGTGCGCCATCACGTATTTACGGTAACAATAACCGTCTTCCCATAAGGGGCATCACTAAAGTGGAAAGAAACTCTCTAGTTAGAAGAAAATCTAACTGCATCAAGATCTCCATCAGACAGAGTCTTGGCAATTGTAACACTTCTCACAATCTGATCATCTAAATCATTAGGGGCAACAGTATAATACCTAAAAGATTTACGATGTCTAGATAAGGCAACTAAATTGTGACAGGGTCCTAAATCAGGACCTTTTCCAGAATGCAACAAATTCGTCGTTTTTGACAAACGGAATAAAACCACCTTATCCCAGGTTTCTCCTTGAGCCTCATGTGTGGTTTTTATGTTCTCTTTCTTAAACCCAGGTATTTTAAGAAGAGAATCTTTATCAGCTCTCGTGTGTGTGATATACAAAGTATCACTTTCACAAGGTATCTGGACTGCACAATTAATAGGACATAATTCCAGCGATCTATCAACATAACTCGCTGTCTTCACGGATTTTGTCTTGTAAAAAATCTTCTTAAGACAATACGTGGCATCTCTTGGACATCTATAAGTAGTAGTTTGAGTTTCAATTTTACCTACTAACTTATGATGTTGCATGCGGAACTCAGGTAATCTAGAAATGAAAGGAACTTGCTCGGTATCACCTAGAGCAATGACATCTTTCACCTGAGCTAAAGTTGCAGCTGCATAAACACAACCAGCATGAGTCAAGAAGCACTCATCGAACAACATTCTGTCGGCAGAAAACCATGATTTTAACATAAGGTAACTATCAACAGTACGAATGCGGTATTTCATCGCATCGCAACAGTTTAACGTATCTTTCAATTCATCGGCAGAACTTCGATTACTAGTCAAAACAAGATCGGGACTCGCATCAAATCTTGAGATACGTTTAAGATGAGTCGTCTTACCACAACCGGCGACACCATCAACAATAGTAACCTTAAAATCTGGTTTCATTTTCAATGCGGATTCCATAGCGGGTATCATTCGCTGGCCAGCATTAAAAATACAAGAATCATCGACTACCAATGCATTATAACGACTAATCGATTTCCTGCAGGCGTCGGTAAGGGATCTACCATCATTATCCCAATTAAGGGTAACATAACCATCTTCTGACATTGCCCTTTCAAAAGTGGTTAGACCCTTATCATCCGGATACCATTTATTTTCAAATGGTATAAACACTTTGACAGACTCATTCCTACCTTTTAGAGCTCTATAAGTTTGAATACTGGCGGCTCTCCAACCAATGTATTCGCCCAAGGCTCTTAAATTTCTCGTGTTCACCATCTCAAGTTCATTAAAGTACTGAATAGCCTCTTTAATGCTCTCGGCATAGGGATTAACAGTAATGGAACTGTCACCACGAGATGCTGTCGTGTTTATGGCCTCCGGAGTCAAGCTCAGGGAATTTTGGGCGGCTATCAATTCTTGTTTGACGTCACACAAATCAAGAATCGGCAACAATCCATCAGGCACGTCCGATTTTTCAAGTACCTTAGCGATGGTAATCAGAGCTTTATCTCTGGCATCTTTGAAGTCTCTAGATCTTCTTTCGTTTTCTTCGTCAACAGATTTCTGAGCAATGTGTTTATTCATTAAATCATAAGAACATTCAGAAATGTCAAGACATGAAGGAAACTCGACGTTTTTTTCGAAGATCTTCCAAACAACGGTGGATTTCAAATTTGCAGGTGTCCCATCCACAAAATTGAAATCTGATCCAGTAACAGTAAGTCCAAAGAAGTGTTTAATATCATAAAGCACTTCTTTAAAGACGCTGTGAGACCTCAAAATGGCTTTATCATCCCCAGATTTCTTTAAAGATTTACCTTTAATAGTCCTAAGACCAGCAGACTTGATAAGATCCGGAATTTTTTCACAGTTCTTCAGACCTAAATCATCATCAGGAAGCAGTAACTTTTGAGCTTCAACCAATAAATCGGAAAAAGTTTCATCACTACTATCCATATATTGGTCAATGTTCTTACGGACTTTTGTGGTAACAGCATTAATTCCAGGGGCAATCATTTTGTATCTCCAGGCTGCCATTGTATAAAAGGTAACTGCTAAAGGAACATATTCATCAATAGCAATCGGACTACCACTTCGCATGGTGATACCATTTATAACAACATGATTTGATGAGGAAGATAACATTGTAGCAATGTATTGTACGACAGTTTTTGGATCTTTAGTTTCAGAATACTGCCTAAAAGCAGCTTCAGTTACATATCTAACTAAAGATTCATCCATGAGCGCCCATCGAATTTCAAAATCTTCGGTAAACCACTCGGTAGAAACTGGTACAGCAAGTTTAACAAAAACTTTCTTCCTCAACTTGGCCAGCCAAGCACATGAAATATCAGTTAATTGTTTCATGTGATTCATAGTACTCCCATCCGTCATACTAATTGTCATCTCAACAATGAACACTCCATTCAAGTCAGCGGTACGTTCAACTCGATATGAGTAACCATCACCGACTATAACTTGATTAGTGACCATGTACTGTGACAAGATGGAAAAGTCATGGGAGTAACTAAGACCAGGAGCATCAACAAAATGGAAATGAATGAGGGTTTTTGACGTACCCCCATCAATAACGTCTTCCTTTTCCCAATCAACATTGAGTAAGGGTATATGACCACGTTCATACAACATCATGGCAGGATCCATCATAACCGAAGCTATAAGTTTACGGACACCTCTACGGACACAGTGTTTTGCAACCGTGGCTATAGGAATATCACTTATAGAATGGATCGCCATGGCATACGGCGCTTTAACGTCGCAATCTTCAAACTTGTGGCAACAAAAATCAACAGGGAGTTCCTTATGATGTTTCTCCACAGCGGCAGCTAAAGATATATACCTATCTGTATGTCTAGCCCCATCCCTAACATCTAAAATGGGACAGCAAGAATGAACATTCGCTCTCCCGTGTTTAGCATGGGTGACATAATTACCTCCAAGATCAATGATCTTTTCAGTTTTTGTATTAAACCTTTTGTATATATCTAAGGTCTCGCACACACGGTGTGCGGCAGCAAAACTATGAGAAGATTGGCATGAATCTTTAAAAACTATTTCAAGACCCGGGAAACTAGTTTTTAAAGCATTCTTTTCATCAGGAGTTAAGCGGAAACCGACATTTAACTTCTGGAAATCACCATTAGTGGTGTCAACTTGAGATTTAATTTCTTTCAAGGCTACCTCACCTAAAAATCGTCCCACGTTGGTGACTTCATCAGCTTTAACATGTTCAATATAACTTTTAATCAAGTTATTGACATCAATAGCTGGAAATCCAGAACGTGAGGAACTAGATGGGGTAAATTGATCGTTTTCCATTACGGAGGTTGTTTTCCGATGTTAAAAACAATAC